CACCACGCATTTTGATGCCAGTTGTTTTCGGCTCAGGGTACTTGTCCCGAGTCAAATTACCAACCGACATTCTCACGTTGTTTGGCGTAGCAGACAGGCCGCCCTGATAACCGGAGTTCTTCAGGTCAACACCTTTCTTGCCGTCCATCGTGTGCGGCTCGGCGTAGACGCTGGCATCGCCAACCTCTTTGCCCATGAGTTTTTTGCTGTAGGCCATGATTAGATCCCGGTTTTGCGAACACTGCGAACAGTCTTCTTCTGGTTTGCTACTTTAGCCAAGCCTCGACCAAGCTCACGCATCTGCATGTTGGTCTTGCCACCTTTGGCAAATTTGGTGGGCTTTTTGCCGGGGTGCATGTTGGCTTCATGCTTGTGAACTGCCTTCTTAGCATCCATGATTAACTCCTTACGTTGTTGCAATTGTCACCGTGCCTATTTGCACAGTCAACACCAAATAATTTGGCGTCAAGCCGGCATCATCTGCACTTGCTCCGCCAACCGGATTCCAACCCCACTGAATCATCCTTGATCCATCTGTTGGGTTGCCACTTGGGTTTAAACCAGCTTGGTAGTAGGTTGTGTCTCTTCTGGGGTTTCTCAAAGCTTGCGGGTCATCCACCGGGTACATGCCAAGCTGTAGCTGCGGATGGTCTGGGTCCCAACATTCATCGCAGACAAGCAAGTTAAACCGCTTGGTCTTGATGACCTCTTCCTTGAGGGTCTTGAGTTTAAATTGTTGCCCGCAGCGATCACACATTGCAATCGCTTTTTTGCCGGCTGCAAACCTATTCCCCATTACGATGTACTTCCACCAATGAAGGTCTGCCTTGGCACAAACCGTACAGCAGCCTTTTCACGATCTTCACCTGCCGCCAGATTGAACTGCTCGTCGTACACAGCCTTCAGCATCTCAATCCTTGGCATCAGGTCAGGAACCTTCATGGCAATGTGATAAGCCAGTCCAGCCGCGCAGGCCGGAAGGAACCTGAAGTTCATGTCGCCGGTCTGTACACCGTTGCCAGCATCCTGCACACGGCGCATCCGCCAGTACGCAAAGGTGTACGTCTGCACCCCGTCCGGCACAGGCCAAACAGTGATGCAGGGCAGATTGGGGTTGTAGACCGTTGCGCCTGTCGTGTGGTTGTCTGGAGCAGTTCCATTCTGCCCCCGGAACACCCCACCAAGGGTGTTGCCAGTGATGTAACCGTAGTAGATGTCTTCGCTGTCAATCCGAATGAATCCGCTCGATGGCAGACTGGAAACAGAACTCAAGACAATCGTCGTGGTGGTTGAGTTGATTGTCCCGTTTAAAGTGGCATTTGCCGGAGCCACTTCACCAGACATCCTTTGCACCCACACCTGAATTGGTCGGGCCTGTTGGATCTTATTGGGAATGGTGGCGTAGGTAGAAACACTAATGCGGGTAATGTTTAGATCTGCCTGAGTGGACGCAACATTGCCGCCAGTGCGAATCACATGCTCCATCAGATCAATGGTGTCCAACGGAAGAGCGTAGGTGCTTAGACCTTGAGTAAGGTTAAACGCACCCTGCTCAATAGTCCACATGTTGATGCCACGGTTCTGCCACTCAATGGTCATCAGGTTCATTGACCGGCGGGCCGTTCTCAGGTCGTAACCTGTACGCATCTCCCGACCAGCACGTTCCCATGCCTCTTCAGCAAGTTCTGCGAAGTCAAGATCAAACGCCGTTGAGCCGGTGGTGGTCATGGGTTACTTGCCTTTTGCGGCCCGCATGTTATCAATGAGATTTGGATATGGCCGACCAGCAGCTTTTGCAGCCATCTTTGCCGCTGACTTCTGCGCCGGATCTAATGGCTTTGGCTTCCCAATCTTTTTGGGCCTAGCTTTATCCCAAACCTGCCCACCTTCAGCATACTCAAGAAAGGAGGTGTCATCTCTGCGCTGTTTGCGTACAGGCTTGGGAATCTTGGCTGGGTTTATTGCGCCCATGCCGCGACTAGCCATCAAGATACACCTCCCCAGCGAACGCCATTAACGATTCTGCTGATATGCGCTTGATGTACATGAAAACTACGAGCCAGTGCAGATTGGCTAAATTGCGCGGCAAAATACAAGCCTTTTATTTGCCCAATCTGGTCAATTGTTAATTTTGACATGCCATTTGCCTCGCCTTTCATTGGCTTATGGCCGCTTCTTTTTTTTGCCACTCGATCTGCCACATTGTCTGCATTTGTTCCAACAAACAAATGTGAAGGATTGCAACATTTTGGGTTATCGCATTTATGCAAAACGTGCAGAGGGCTTTTCAAAGAATCTATTAACCCATGAAGCATGGCAGAAACTCGATGGGCCGTTGTAGGTTTATTGCAGCTTACATTAAACCAACCATATCCGCTTTGGTTTGTGCAAGCAACCCAATTCCAACAGGCAATTTTGTCGCCTGTTTCAACTTTAGCCCAAAAACGATCTGCCAAGCTTTTCATGTTTACACCATCATGCCTCGGGTCTTGCCACGTTGGGCGCAACCATCAGCACGTTTAGACGCGCTTCCGACTTTGCCGCCATTGGCGTAACCCATGTCTTTGATGGCCTGACGATCTTTTTCGTCTTTAACATCCTGAATGTCACGCGCCCGACGGCTACGCTCTTCAGGAGTAATAATATCTGCCAGAGTGGTTTTGGGGCGGCGAGGCTTGTAAGCCTTCATTGCCTTTTCCATAACTGCGGTGTCCATTAGCATTTACCTCCACCCATCATTTTGACCTGCATACCGCGAGTCTTGCCCTTTTTGGCAATACCGTCAGCAGCCTTGTGACCGGCAGCAAGACCGCCAGCAGCATAGCCCTTGGCTTTGCCACCGCTCTTCATGCCCATCATTTCGCTCTTCTCATGCTTGATCATGGATTTGGGAGCGCCCTTCTTCTTCATGAAGGCCAACTCTTTACCAATCATCTTCTTGGATTCTTTCATTTCACCACCTCCAGAAAATTTACGGCCTTTGTCGGCCTGACTGAACTCTTGGGCAACCTTGACTGGAACACCCACCTTTTTGGCAAACGCAGGGTTGTGAGCCGCCGCATCCATCAAACGCTTTTGTTTCTCACTAACCGATGGCACTACGCTGCTCCTTCATGAAGTCATCAATCTTTTTCTCAAGCCGGTCAAGCCGGTCCAAGACTCGATTGATGTCCGTATGCACCTCTGACTTGGTCACATACTCCTTCGCAATCTCCTCTCGCGTCCGATTGAGCAAGATTTGAATGCGCTTGACTTCGTCTGCCGATGTCTTTACCCAGAACAGTATCAGGGCAGAGACAAAGGAGAGGCCAACATTCCACAGCGACACATCCATTTCAGCAGTTCCAAGCTCTCAAGCTTTTATTGATACGACTGTTGGGATCGTTGGCTGTCTTGGCGCTGGTCAGCTTCTTTTTCATCCCAGACATCCTTGCACAAAAAGAGTCGCGCCTGCTGCCGCCCTCGGGTTGAGGTGGCTTCAGGTTCATACCCTGTTTTTTGGCAGAGGCTCGACCCTTGGCGTTTAGGCCACCACTGGGATTCTTGCCTTCCTTGCGCTGCCATGCTGGAGACTTAGCCATACATCACCGTTGCGCCAGTGCCAGTGCCGGTTGTTACATAAATGCCGTTTTGAGCAAGGATGCCCTCGCCGGGAAGCAGCATGTATGTGGACTCAGCAATCAGCGCTGGTGTAAACGCAAACAAGGTTGGCCCACCATCGCCGTCAGTAATGGTAATTGCACCGCCAGCAGAAGTGGTGGTCAATGCAATTGCCTTGATACGAGAGCGATATGTGGTCACCGCAGTATTGCCTGCGACTGCACATACACCAGCTTTAACATCAGTTTGCATCATGGTGATGCACTCCTATTACCAAACAGCGTTGGCGACGGGGACGTAGTAAGTGGTGCCGTTTTGACCAACGATAGCAATGTACCGATCAGCAGAGAAGCTGCCGGGGGTGGTTGCTGCGGTTGGGTTGGCAGTGGTCAAAGTGCCAGAAGCGCCAAGATTAACGCTACCTGCCACATTTCCAATGACATTGCCGGTGATTGCGCCCTCAAAGCCATTGTCAGACTTTACCGGGCCGGAGAAGGTAGTACGTGCCATGATTCCTCACATGCGAGTTAATTGAGGGCGCTCTGTCTGCATGTCGTCAGCCGGGACTGTCAGAAACGCCGGGAACCCCGGAATAATTTAAATGTACATCAAAAGAAAAGGGGGCACAAGCCCCCTTTTCCAACACACTTAAAGTATGTTTATCAGGACGCGCCGGGAGATCCAAAGATACCCAGCGGGTCCGACACGCCGAAGCTATAACGCTCACGGGCCTTATAGCGAGCATTGCCGGTATCAAAGTCCCCATCCATGCTGGTAGACATGGGAGTGCGGATGAAGTGCTTCAGGCCGTTGGGAACGTCGGTGGTCAGGAACCATGCGTTCGTGTCGGTCAAGAAGTGGTTAACGGTATAACCCTCGGGGATCGAACCGTTATTCTTCAGCGCGTTGATGTCGTTATCAGCGGTCGCCACACGGAGTTCAGTCTCCAGCAAACGAGTCGCAACGAACATCAGGGCAGGCGGAACCACCAACTTACGGGGCTTGGCTGCAATCAGCAGGCCGCGCTCATCCGTCCAGCCGGCAATCTGAATAACTGCGCTTTCCAGCGAAGTTTCATTCAGGTCGGCACCGACGGAGGGGCGGTTGCTGTTTACACCACCAGAGATCAGCGGATGCGCGGTGCTGAACAGGCTGACACCATCACCGTAGGTAACGGCGCTGTTGAAGCCTTGGTTCAGAATCGCAGCAGCTTTGACCTGCTTGGTGTAAGCCATCGCACGGGCCAGCGACTTGGTATAACGAGCCGACAGGCTGTCATACAGGTTATCTTCCATCGCCTCTTCGGTGATAGAGAAACCCATCGCAATGGTTTCGTGGTTGTAGCGG